CAAGCGCAATTAGGTTGGGGCACTAACAACCAGTCGTCTGCCTCTGCGTACACGCTCTCGTACCAGAGTCGTAACCGTATCCAGATGGAAGCGGCGTATCGGTCCAGTTGGATCGTGCGAGCCGCGGTGGATGCGATCCCGGAGGACATGACCCGCTGTGGGATTGAAATGACGGGCATGGACCCGGACGAAATCACGCAGATCGAAAACGACATGGTTCGCATGGCGATCTGGGATCGTCTGTGCGAAAACGGCAAGTGGGCGCGGCTGTATGGGGGCTCGATTGCTGTGATGCTGATCGATGGTCAGGACATGGCGACGCCGCTTGATCCGGATCGGATCGGCAAAGGCCAGTTCAAGGGCTTGCTCATTCTTGACCGCTGGATGATTTCGCCGCCTGTTGGCGATGTGGTGACAGAGTACGGTGCCGACATGGGGCGTCCGGTCTATTACGACGTCATCGCAGACTATGCGGCAATTCCGAAAGCGAAGATCCACTACACGCGTGTGATTCGCCTCGACGGCGAAGACCTTCCCTTCTATCAGCGCGTTTCTGAAAACGGCTGGGGACTGTCGGTACTTGAGCCGTTGTGGGATCGGCTGATTGCGTTCGACAGCGCGACCGTTGGTGCTGGCCAGTTGGTCTACAAGGCGCATCTTCGCGTCATGAAGATCAAGGGGCTGCGCGACATCATCGCTGCGGGCGGCCCTGCTCTGGCCGGCCTAAAGGCACAGATCGAGTTCACCCGCCTAGCCCAGACGAACGAAGGCATTACCGCGCTGGACGCTGAAGATGAGTTCGATACGCATCAATATTCGTTCACTGGCCTGGCAGACATGCTGATCCAGTTCGCGCAGCAGTTGAGCGGCGCGACTGGGATACCTCTGGACCGCATGTTCGGTCAGCAACCTGCCGGGCTGAGCGACACTGGCGAAGGCTCGCGTCGCTTGTACCACGAGAAGGTGCACCAGAAGCAGGAAAAGGAACTGCGCACGCCGCTTCAGCGTTTGCTAGAAGTCATGTCAATGTCGACGCTCGGCAAGCCGCTTGATGATGGCTTCCAGTTCCAGTTCCGCACGCTTGATGACGCTCCGGAGCCTGAGAAGGCAGACATCGCCACCAAGAAGGTTCAGGCGATCACGGACGCGCTTGATGCTGGTTTGATCGACATTCCTACCGGCATGAAGGAGCTGAAAGCATCCGCGCCGGTAACGGGACTGTTTGGTTCTATTGACGACGACAAGATCGCGGAGGCTGAAGAGGCCGCAAAGCTTGCGCCGCCGCCTGGTGAGATGGAATTACCGGATGCCTCTAAGTTGACTGGCGATTCGAGTTCCGCTCTTGACTGGCTCAAACGATTCCGTAAAAAGAAATGACCCATCCCGAAACGCGTCCGCCGCTTGGCCTGCGCCCGAAGTACATCGCCGATACGATGCGGGCGCGAGAAATCCTCGAGGCCATAGATCGGTATCTATCCGCCGGCAAGAAGATCCCCGCCGAGTGGATCAAAGAACTCAGCGACCTGGTTAGCGAATGACCATCACCCTTGACCGCAAGCGCAACCGCAACCCGGTCAAGACGCAGCGCACCGAGCAGCGGTACGCACTTCAACTAAAGAAGGTCGCCGAACAGGTCGGTTCAATCATCTCGCCTTTCACGCCCGGCGATATGAGCCAGGTGGCGACGATCGAGCAGTTGTTGAATGCGTATGCCGACATGCTCAAGGGCTGGGCGACGCAAACGGCAAGCAATATGCTGATGGACGTCGCGCTGCGCGACGAGCAGGCGTGGCAGACGATGGCGAAAGAAATGTCGTCTTCGCTACGGCAGGAGATTCGCCATGCTCCGACTGGCCAGGTTATGCGCCAGTTGCTTGCCGAACAGGTAGGCCTGATCCAGAGCATTCCGCGCGAAGCCGGTCAACGTGTTCACAGGCTCACGCTCGAAGCGCTCGAAGACTCAACTCGTTTCACTGAGATTGCCAAGGAAATCCAGCGATCGGAAGAGGTGGCCACAAGCCGCGCGATTCTGATTGCTCGAACCGAGACGAGCCGCACAGCAACAACTCTTACGCAGGCTCGAGCGCAATCCATCGGCAGCGAAGGTTATTTCTGGGAAACCAGTCACGACGGCACAGTCCGTTCCGACCATCGCGACCTCGATGGCAAGTTCTTTACTTGGGATAACCCTCCCGTAGCCGACAAGCGCACGGGCGCCAGAGCGCACCCAGGCTGCATCTATAACTGCCGCTGCTGGGCTCGTGTTGCCCTTCCAAGATAGATATGGCTCACAACTGTCAATGCGATTCGTGCAAATCGAAGCGCACGACCGATTCAATCCAGACGTCGGGATTCTTTGCGGATGAAGAACTTGGCCCGAACATGTCAGAAACGCCCGAGGGCTATCTGATTTGTGAGTCGGTGCCAATTGCGCGCACCGGCATCCAGGAATACGCCGATATCGAGTTCCCCGACCTTCAGGCTGGGCCTGACGGGATTATCTATGTAGAGCGCACGCCAGAAGTCGTATTCGCACCCGAGACACTGGCAAGCCTGCTCGGTAAGTCGGTGACGATCGGGCACCCGAAAGAGTTCGTTACACCCGATACGTGGTCGATTCTCACAAAGGGGACGATCCACAACCCGCGGCGCGGCGAAGGCGATCAAAGCGATCTTCTGCTGGCTGATCTTCTGATCACCGACAAATTCGCAATCAACGAAGTTCTCAACAACAGTCTGCGAGGTATCTCGGTCGGGTACGACGCGGACTATCAGCAAATCGCGCCGGGACGAGCGCGACAGACCTCCATCGTGGCGAATCATGCGGCACTCGTGCCTAACCCACGATGCGGGCCGGTTTGTTCCGTCCGTGATTCACGACACCCATCCCTAGGAGAACCCCAGATGGCAACTAAGCAAGGCGCCGAGTCCTTTAAGGACAAGTTGCGCAAACTCTTCATGACGCGCGATTCGGAAGCCTTTGAAAAAGCGCTGTCTGAGGAAGTGAAGGACGAAGGCGAAATGCCGAATATGCCGAACATCCACATCCATATGCCGGGTGCGGAAAAGGCTAACGCGTCGGAAGACACGAAGGACGAAGACGCTCCGACCGATCCGATGGCGCAAGTCATGGACTCGATCAAGGGCATCGCCGATTCGGTTGCCGCTCTGAGCGAGCGGATGGACAAGTACGAAGCCGGCAACGCCACCAAGGACTCGGACGAAGAAAAGAAGGACGAGACCAAGGACGAAGACGAGTCGGAAGAGAAGAAGGACGAAACGAAGGATGAGGATGCCGACGAGGACAATCCGAAGGATGACGTTTCGGCCACGAACGATTCCGCTTCGTTGCGCGACGAATTCCAGGATGCCAAGGCCCGCGCCGAAATCCTCGCGCCTGGCGTGAAGTTGCCGACGTTCGACGTGAAAGCGGACGGCAAGAAGACTACCGATGCTATCTGCGTGCTTCGCCGTCGCGCCCTTCGCGCTTCGCTCGATACCGACAACGCTGACCTCGTGCGCGCCATCACTGGCGATGCCGACGTTTCGAAGATGGATTGCGCTGCTGCAAAGATGGCATTCCACGCCGCATCGGAACTCGTCAAGCGCAAGAACATGAGCATTGCCCGCAAGATCACTGATGCCGCCGCTGAAGCGAAGGACATCAACAAGATCCACGAAGAATTCTGGAAAACCCGTAAGGCTTAAGGAGCCGACATGCCCTCGTTGCAAGCTTATCAATTTCGCATGCCGGCTGGCTTTGCCGGTGACCTCCAACGCGCTGAAGTCGCGACGATCGAGACTCAGCTGATCGACTCGTCGGCGCCCCCGACCGTGTTTGGCGTGGCCGTCAAACTGGTTTCGGGCAAGATCCAGCCGATCAACAACTCGGCCGATACCGCAGCGCTGGTCTACGGCATCAACCTGCGCCCGTACCCGATCCAAGGTAACGGCACCGACCCGCTGGGCACGTCGACGCCGCCGACTTCGGGCGTCACCGACATTCTGAAGCGTGGCTACGTCAATGTATCGCTGGGCGGCACGACTGCTGCTGCCAAGGGCGGCACCGTGTATGTGCGTGTCGCTACGCCTTCCGCTGGCAAACCGCTCGGTGGGTTCGAAGCCGCCTCGGACAGCACGAACACGGTTGCTCTTCCGTCGAACTGGTACTTCACCGGTCCGGCAGACGCGTACGGCATCACCGAAATCGCAGTCAACATCTAATCCCGGCGCACTCGCGCATCACGCAAGCCCCGCTTCGGCGGGGTTTTGCTTTTCTGGAGCAAAAACTCAATGGACATGTCTGTTCAAAAATTCCTGAAGCGCCGGGAAGTCGCTGAGGCATCGCGCCAATTGGTGCGCGCGTACACGACTGACGGCATGATGACGTACGATCAGGCTACGCTCGACTCGACCGGCGCGTTCCTCGTCGGCCAGCTCGAACGCCTGGATCAGGCGCTCAACGAACCGCTCGTCGAATTCACCTGGTCGCGCGACATCGACATTCGCACCGACGTTTCGCCGGCTGACGAACTCGCGTCGTTCACCAATTCTGCGTTCGC